CCTACAACCTCCCGCTCATGGGCGTGGATGCGCTGTCGCTGAAGCAGGCTCCTGAAGACCAGAAGAAGGCCTTCCTCTTCCTGCTCGATAACTTTGAGAAGGTTGACTACTCGTGGGCCGGTGCTGGCCGCTTCGCCAAGTATGCCGCGCTCGACCCGACCAACTATGTAGGCCTCGGCACGCTCGGTGTCGGTGCTGCTGCGGCTGAAGGCGCTCGCCTGACGACCGCCGCTGGCATCAAGGCTGCGCTGAAGGTCGGCCTCATCGGCGGCATGGAAGGCGCTGCCTACGGCGGTGCCCAACAGCGCATGGAACAGGAAGCCCGTGTCAACACAGGCGGACAGGATGCTGTCGATTACGGCAAGGTCGCCCTCGGCGCAGGTGTCGGCGGCGGCTTAGGTTTCGTCCTGGCTCCGCTCATCACGGTCGGAATGAACGGTCTTGGCAGAAATGTGGCCAAAGATGCAGCCAAAGAGGGCGATGGGGCAATCACGTCCATACTGCATAGCCCTACCGACGTTCCACATACTGAGTACACCACTCAGCCGTCTCTGGACCTCGGGAACATGGCTAACCCCAATCAGGCCGCTCAGGCCTCTGCCGACGCCGCAGCCCGCAACGGCCAGCTCGGTGTCCCTGAGACCGCCACCCAGCCAACCCTCCCCGGCTTCGCCCAGAACGACCTGTCCAAGGCAGTCCCGTTCAACGAGCTGCCGCTGGAAGGCCGCGTGGACGCCCGTCCCGACTTCCTCATGCCTGCCCCACAGACCACGATCACCGAAGAGGCTGACCGCCTCATGGCGAAGTGGAAAGTGCAGGAACAGGCTGACCTCTTCCCCAACCACACCCCCGATCCCCGGCTCCCGGCGTCTGCCAAAGATGGCACGATCAAGCTGGAGAGTTCGACGGCGCAAGGCTCCCTGTTCGACCGCCTCCCCGAAGTCACCAGCACGTCCATCGACGACGCAGTGTCTAAGGCGGCTGAACTCAACACCGCCACTGCTGGCTCTCCGCTGTCCCCAGCGAAGGGCGTCTTCGAAAGCGTCCCCAAGCCCAAGCCGACCGAGAAGATCGGCGGCACCGAAGGCCCGAACCTGATGGATCTCAAGCGCCTGCTCAACGATGTGGGCAGCACCATCAAGGACGAGGTCGCTCGAGGCTGGACACAGCTCACCGATGTCAGCGACCCGCTGGCTCGTGCGCTGATGCATATGACGCCTGAAGATGCTCGCAACCTCGCTCGCCAGTTCTCACACTCCGCGATGACGCAGGACGAGTTCAAGGGCTACACCGCCGCTGCCATCAATGCGCAGAACTCCATCAAGCGTTATGTCGATGGCCTGCTCTCCGACCGTGCGCTCTCCACGACTCCTGAAGCCAAGAAGTTCTTCACCGACAAGATCGTCGTTGCTGAACGGATCATGGACCCGTTGAAGACGCTCGCGAAGGAAGCTGGCACCACGTCAGGCACCTCGCTCGTGATGCACCGCCAGAACCTGTTCAAGGGTCTCCAGCGTGACATCAACCTCGACAGCGTCCTGAAGGACATGGGCCTCGACCGGCTCCTGGCTACGGACGACCAGAAGGCCGACGCGATCCAGAAGTGGTTCACGGACATGGTCGATAAGACCGAACGCCTCGAGAAGATCGACAAGCTCGTCAACCTCAAGCGCGAGCTGTCCGACGCGATCACACCGCAGGACTACACCACTCTAGCAGAGGCCTACCATCTGGCCCTCGCTGACGTGAAGCGTACAGAGCTGGGCGGCATGTCCGCCGCTGGCCAGTTCAACGAAGCTCGCAAGCGTTGGATGGCCGACACCGGCTCCTTCCTCGCGCACACCGTCCTCTCGCCGTCGTCCCTCACTGTCGGCGCTATCTCCAACTCCGCTATGGTCTTCTCCCGCCCAACCCTCGACTTCATTGCGAGGGGCGCGGACAAGATCGCGTTCAAACAGATGACCTCCACCTACGGAGCGATGTTCCGCGTTTCAAACACGGCGTTCGCTCAGGCTCGCCTCGCATTCGAAACGGAGCGTGCCCTGCTAACCGGCCTCGACCCCAAGTGGGTGGAGAACGGCATCAAGAGCATCGAGAGCGAAACCGGCCAGAGCAACATCACCAAGTTCATGGGCCGCAACGCTGTCCGCATCTGGACCCGCTTGCTCAACGCCACGGACGAGTTCTTCCAAGTCGTATCGTACCAAGGCTTCGTCGAAGGCAACGCAGTGGCTAAGGCCATGCTCGCCGCGAAGGACCAAGGTCTCGACAAGGCGGCTACTGATGCGCTCGTGAAGGACTACGTCAAACTCGTCCTCGACAACGCCTACACCAAGAACCCCGACAACCTGACCATCGGCATCCTCCGCGAGACCGGGATCAAGAAGGGCTACTCTGGTGACAACCTGAAGCTCTACATCCAGAACCAGCTCGACGAGAACCCCAAGCTCCTGCGACGGGCAACCGACGAGGAAGGCATCAGCTACACCAACGATCTCCTGTTCAAGCGGGAGTTCTCCGGTGATAACACCGCCTCGACGCTGGCCAAGAACTATGAGGCCGCGATCCGCGCTCACCCAGAGCTGCGTATCATGGGACAGCTCTTCTTCCGAACGCCTGTCCGCGTGTTCGAAGCTGGCATGCGGCTCACGCCGGGTGTCCAGTATGTCGTCCCGAAGTTCTGGGATGACCTCGCAGGCAAGAACGGTATGGCTCGCGAGTTGCGTGCCCGTGGTGAGATGCTCGTCTCCTACGGTGTCGCCACCTCGATCATCACCGCATTCGCTACCGGCACTCTCACCGGCTCAGGCTACAACCTGAGCGCCCCGCAGAAGGATAAGCTCACAGCCGCTGGCTGGCGTCCTTACTCCCTGAAGGTCGGTGAAAAGTACGTCAACTATCGCAACTACGATCCAATCGCGACCCCGGTCAAGATCATCGTCAACGCGATGGAGCGTTTGCAGAAGATGGACATCCGCATCGCGCAGGGCGAGATCGAACACAAGACCGTCTTCGAAGACGTGTTCGCCTACGTCGGCCTCGCTACCGCTTCTATCCTCCAGTCCGTGCAGGACGCCAACCTCACCTCAGGCATCACCGATGCCGTGAAGGCATTCGAGATGGCGGCTGACCCGGAGCGCAAGGAGAACAGCTTCAAGCAGTTCGTCGGCAGCAAGGCCCAGCTACTGGTGCCTAACGCGGTTCGACGTGGTGTGAAGTTCTTCGGCGAAGGCCAGAACGTGCAGACCGACGCCTCGACGATGAGCCAGGTTATGGAAGCCATCATCAACCCCGCTAGTGACCGTGTCACAGACAAGTTCGACGCGCTTGGCAACAAGGCCTCGACGCAACAGCAGGGCTTCTTCCCGTACATCGGTATCGACGCTCAGGGCCGCGAGGCTCGCAGTCGTGGACTAGGTGAACGCGATGTGAAGACGCTCGACAAGATCGCCAACCTGACCTTCAAGACCGGCCAGACGTTCACTCCCTCCCCCAAGATCGGCAACATCGATCTGAAGGAAGAGATGACGGCTGACGGCACCAGCACGCTGTTCAACAAGGTCATGCGTGAGTTCAACAAGAACATGCCTGACGCAGCCGCCTCCTTCTTTGAGAAGGCTGGCCATCTGCCGATCGGTCGTAAGGGTACTAGCCCACAGGGCGACGCATTCTCCCGCGTCAGCGCGGCGCAGTGGAAGGCAGCAATAGCTGTCACCGCACGCACCGAACCCTCGATCAACAAGGCTGTGCTGGATCAGCTCGGCATCAAGCAGGATGTCCAACGCGGCAACCGCGAAGTCGGCACTCCGTCATTTCTCCAATAAGGAACCTTAATGTCTCTCTACAACACCTACGTCGATTATGTAGGTAACGGGACGACCACGGATTTCCCGGTCCCGTTTACCTACCTCGACGTGAAGGATGTTGACGTAACGGTGGGTGGCAGCGATGCCACCTTCTCGTTCCTCAATCCTAACACTGTCCGCATCCTGCCGACCCCGGCAGCGGGTGTGGGCGTGCGCCTCTCGCGCAGCACCGCTATCGCTACCCCTCGGGTAGTCTTCTCCAACGGCAGCTCGACCACTGCTAAGCAGCTCAACACCTCTGCCCGACAGCTTCTCTTCGCTCTACAGGAAGCCATCGACCGCGCTACCTCCACTATCGGTACCATCGCTGGCGGTCTCGGCTGGGACATGCAGAACAAGCGTGTCGCAAACGTCGGCTATCCTGAAAGCCTGACCGACGCGGTCACCAAGGCCTACGTCGATGTGGCCGTGAAAGTCCCCGGCCCCGTTGGTCCCATTGGTCCCACTGGTCCGAAGGGCGATCAGGGTGTCCAAGGTCCGCAAGGTAACCTCGGCCCTACTGGCCCCATGGGCATCAAGGGCGACACGGGCACACAAGGCCCACAGGGTGTGCAGGGCACACAAGGCCCACAGGGTGTGGAAGGTCCGACAGGTCCGCAGGGTCCAGAGGGCAACTCCTTCGTCCCTGATATCGTCGGCGCTAACTCCCTCCGCGTAGGATACGACACTAGGCCGACAGGCTTCTCCTTCCTCGCAACCGACCTCGGCGCACTCTCGTTCAAGAACAGCAACGCCACTGCTGACTGGTCAGACTGGATACCGTTTGGTCGTGGTCCTACTGGACCGACCGGCCCACAGGGTCCGCGAGGCATTCAGGGTAACCAAGGTCCGCAGGGCATTCAGGGCGTTGACGGCCCAGCCGGTCCTGTAGGCTTCACCTTCCGGGGTGGCTACGACAACGCTGCAACCTACCTACCGCGCGACGGCGTCTATCATCAGGGCTGCATGTGGGTGAACATCTCGGCAAGCGCGGCTGAACCCCCGCCGACCCTGCCGGTGTTGAACAACGCCCGGTGGACAATCGCCACGATGGGCTACAACGGCAACGCAGTGAGCGTCCCGTTCACCCCGACCGGCAACATCGGCTCTGCTACCGTGCAGGGCGCCATCGCTGAACTCGACGCTGAGAAGGCTCCGCTGTCGCACACGCATCCGCAGAGCGACATCACCGGCCTGACAACCGCCATCAACGACGCTACGAACGGCAAGCTGGACAAGGTTGGCGGCACGATGACCGGCAAGCTCACGATCACCGCCGCTGGTTACGACGTTACCGGCAACTCGATTGTAAGAGGTGATCTGACGGTGTCGGGTAATTTCGCCACTAACACTATCAGTGGTACCCGCATCAATGCGTCGAATGATATCGTTGTCCATCGTGGTAGCGCCGTTGGTGCGATCTTCTTTGGCAACGCCGCGCAGTCGAACATCACCTTCGATGGCACGAACTTCACTTGCCCATCGTGGATCATTAGTCCACGCGGCGCTCGCTATGCCGACACTGCGGACATCCCCGCCGTTCCGAACATCTCGGGCTGCGTCATCAATGCTCGCTGGATCTACGGCGGTGACGTTACCAGCGGTTGGGACGTAATTGAGTGGAACCCCAACGTGCTTACAGGTGCGTGGGCACGTCAGGGCACTGACTACGAAGGCAACTATGCCCCTTCGTGGCCGCTCTCTATGCGCCTCCGCTATCTCCAATTTCAGAACGCCGCCGGTGGTTGGTGGAATATCGGCTACGGCTAACAGGATAACTAAATGAACTTCATTAAGGACCACGGGACTTGGGTGCTTTACACTCCGGCCACGATCCCGCCCGACGCCCCTGCTGGCACTGTCTTCTCACGCCGTGTCTCTGATGGTGTCGATTGGTATGACTACGTCAACTCCCCGACTAGCTTTGGCAAAACCACGCTGAAGATCAATGTCTTCGTTGAAGACGGCATCACCGTCGTCAAGAGGGCATTCCGCGATAAGAACATGGCGTGGCAAATGAACATGCAGATCATCGAACTTGATGATGGCCGCGTCGATGAGGGACCGATTTGGGATTACATTGGTAAGCAGTACAATCCCGCCACTCATACCATCTCTGAGATCCCTCCGAAGGTCACCCCCGTCACCATCCCCACCTCCGCAAGCAAGCTCGGCCTCAAGCGAGCCTTAGCCGAACTAGGCTTGTGGGTGACAGCTCGGGCTATGATCGCCGCGAACCCTGACACACAGGAAGAGTGGGATCTGGCAATCGAGATCAAACGCACCGACATCCTCACGCAGGGGCTGATCACTGCAATGGCCCTCACGTCGGTTCAGGTTGACAACATCCTGATCCGCGCGAAGGAGCTAACCGCGTGAAACCAACTCCAGAGCTTTTCCTAGATCCCCTCTCGGAAAGGCTCGCCAACTACGGAGCTGTCGGCGCTGTCGCCAGCCCGTGGTGGCTCCCGTCCGTCAGTGATCTCTCTCACTGGTGCGGCGATTGGCTCCCCATCGTCGGTATGGCGTGGCTGCTGATCCAGATCGGCTTCAAGGCCTACGACCGCTACTTCCGAAACATCAAAGAGGACTAACACTGTTCAACGCTCTGTCTGCATTCAAGTCAGTGGGGAAACCCGCTGGCCTGACTGCGGGGGTGGTCGCTCTCGCGCTTACATCCATCACGGCCTTTGAAGGCTTTCGATCCGTAGCCGTCCACGACCCTATCGACCCCAAGGGGGTCAATACGGTCTGCTACGGCTACATCGATGACGTGAAGGTTGGCGACCGATACACCAAAGCCCAATGCGAGGAGATGCTCAAACGTGACATCCCTCGGTACGACGCGATGGTCACGAAGGCCATCAAGGTTGACATGCCGCCTCACCGGCATGCTGCCATTCTCTCCTTCACCTACAATGTAGGCGGCGGTGCGCTCGCGAAGTCGAGTGTAGCTCGCCACCTCAACAACGGCGATGTCCGCAAGGGCTGCGATGCCCTGCTGCTCTACGTCTATGCCAACGGCAAGAAGCTGCGTGGGCTGAAGAACCGCCGGGAGAAGGAACGCGAGTGGTGTCTAAGGACTGACTAATGTTCCTCATCTCATTCATCTTCTCACCGCTCGGCAAGTTCATCTCTGCCGCGCTAGCCATCCTGGCCCTGTTCGCCGTGATCTACGGTAAGGGCCGTGTCGATGGCACCACCTCAATCAAGGAGACCATTCAACGTGAAAGTAACAAAGCCGTTGCGAAGTCTGACGACGCTCGGGCTACTGCTGTCCGTAAGTTTGACAGCGGCGGGCTGCGCGACGACGGCTTCCGTCGAGACTAGCAACAAGCACGTCGCGTGTGACACCTTCCGCGCCGTCCGCTGGTCAAAGGCGGACACCCGTGACACCCAGCGACAGGTAGTCGGCCACAACGCGGCTGGCACCAAGCTCTGTGGCACTGCGCATCCCAATTGGAAGCCCAATGGCCGGTAAGAAGCGCGCTGAAGACGCAGTCCTCGGCGAGCTACACATCGCCATGGCCAAGGTTCTGCTAGCCCGTGTCAACTCTCCCGACGCAACGCCAGCCGATCTGAACGCCGCCATCAAGTTTCTACAGAACAACAAGATCGAGGTGGACACTGTCGCTGACAGTCCCATCGACCGTCTCTCAAAGGGCCTGCCCACGTTTAACGACGAGGACCAGGACGAACATACGGCTACGCATTGACCGACAACCCTCTCGCGAGGGACTTCCGCCTATTCCTCTATGTCCTCTGGAAGCACCTGGGTCTCCCCGACCCCACCCCGCTCCAGTACGACATCGCCTACTACATGCAGCACGGGCCTTCGAAGCAATGCATCGAAGCGTTCCGTGGTGTAGGCAAGTCCTTCATCGCCGCAGCCTTCGTGCTGTGGCACCTGTGGAAGAACCCACAGCTCCGCATCCTAGTCGTCTCCGCATCCAAGACCCGCGCTGACGCCTTCTCCACCTTCTGTATGCGCCTCATCCAAGAGGTCGATCTGCTGGCAGAGCTTCGCCCCGGCGAGGACCAGCGCAACTCCCGCATCGAGTTCGATGTCGGGCCAGCCATCGCTGACCAGTCTCCCTCGGTTAAGTCCGTGGGCATCACCGGCCAGATCACGGGCACCCGTGCCGACATCATCATCGCCGACGACTGCGAGGTGCTGAACAACTCAGCCACTTCGGAGATGCGCGAGAAGCTGTTGGAACGGACCAAGGAGTTCTCGGCTGTTATCAAGCCGCTGAAGACCTCCCGCATCATCTACCTCGGGACACCTCAGACAGAGGACTCAATCTACAACAAGCTCCCTACCACCTTCAACACTGCCATCTGGCCTGCTCGCATTCCTTCCAAGGAAGAAGCAGAGAAGTATGGGGACAAGCTCGCCAAGTACATCCGCAAGCTGATGAAGACCGGCCTGCCGGGGCTTACCACGGACCCACAGAGGTTCAGTGATGAAGACCTGCTAGCCCGTGAGAGCGAGTATGGCCGTTCCGGCTTCATGCTCCAGTTCATGCTCAACACCCAGCTCTCCGACGAAGATCGCTTCCCTCTCAAGGTGAAGGATCTGATCATCATGGACCTCGACCAAGAGAAGGCACCCATGAAGGTCAACTGGCTCCCCGACATCAAGAGGGAGCTGAAGGAGCTGCCCAACCTCGCCATGCATGGAGACAAGTTCTACAGCGTGGCTTCCTACGACGAGACCTTCGCCCCTTACACCGCCTCCGTCATGGCCATCGATCCCTCGGGACGCGGCAAGGACGAGACCGGCTATGCAGTCGTGAAGTCCCTCAATGGCTTCCTCTTCGTCACCAGATCCGGTGGCCTGCCCGGTGGCTATGATAACGCGACCTTACAGAGGCTCGCCATGATCGCCCGTGAAGAGAAGGTCAACCAGATCATCATCGAAGCCAACTTCGGTGACGGCATGTACACCTCCCTCTTTGAACCAGTGGTGTCGAAGATCCACCCCTGCGCTATCGAAGAGGTGAAGCACCACACCCAGAAGGAACGACGGATCATAGACACGCTCGAGCCGGTGATGAACCGACACAAGCTGATCCTCAATCAGTCGATCATTCAGGAAGACTACCGGACTGCACAGGCCTACGAGGCTGACAACAAGTTCGCCAAGACCCTCATCCATCAGATGACCCGCATCTGCACCGACAAGGGGAGCCTGAAGCATGATGACCGACTGGACGCCCTGGCTATCGCCGTGGCCTACCACACGGAAGCCATGGCTCAGGACGCCGACAGAGGCATCTCCCATGAGAGGCAACAGGCCCTACACAAGGAGCTGGATCGGTTCATGGAACATGCCAGAGGCTCGGCCAACCGGACGGACCATGGCTCAGCCCGGTTCAGCTTCGGGTTAACAGGGGCCAGCCTTCGCTAACCCCTGTCTTCCATTACTGGCACCTTTTCCAGCACCGGCCTGCATCAGCATACCCCTGCCATGCGTGCCGGTGCTGGCTCTATGTCGAGCTATGCGGGAAAGGGAGTCCTCGGGCTAGCAGCCGTGAGCCGTGGCTCGTTATTTCGGACCCGGAGCTACCAAGGGCCAGCCAGAGGTCAGAACGGCTGTACGAGGCTCGCAGGGGCCTTACAATCGATCCTTAGATTTTGGAGCAAAAATCCGTTGGGGTTGCTATCGATGGGCCGGGGCCAGTATCCCCCTCGGGGTGCCCTCGAGCCTGCCCAGCGGGGCCTGCCGACCGGGCCACGGCCTGCATCGTTGGCACGCCGTTGGCACAAATCGACCAAAAGCCCAATGATTTCAACGATACGCGCAGGTTCGGGCAACCGCCGCGTAGCTGGCCAGTGCCGACACCATGCCTACCGGGCAAGCCAAGGCCAGCAACCGGCCAGCATCGCCAGCCAGTCCGGCTGTCAGTCCGTTGTGGGGTATTTTATCGTTTCCTATCCTGATCCTGTACCGGACCATTGCCAGCCAGTGCCGACCATCGCCAGCCAAGGCCAGCCGACGCACGCTACCTGCCAGCCCTGCCAGCCATCGCCAGCCAGTGCCGACCGATGCACGCCATGCCAGCCGATGCACGCCACCTGCTAGCGCAATAAAGTTGCGGCGGGACATTTAGTGTCAGGATGACAGTAAGCGGCCAGGCATCAAGCCAGCCATCGCCAGCCCTGCCAGCCTAAGCAAACATCACTAGCAGGTAGGCAACCGCCACCGCTGCGAACAGGCCATACCAAACGCCTTTTGCCGCTTCATTCGTCATCGCCCTAGCCTCTTCCTGTACCTAAGCCAGCCCAATGCCAGCGCGGCCAGCCTCTATATGCACGCGCTGCAAGCCATGCAAGCGGCGCATGCCAGATCTGCATTCTTCACGCTTGCGCAATCGTTACGGTATCGACGATAAGCAATCCAACGCTTACGCAATCGCAACCGACTAACATTTGGGATCGTTACCATGACGTTCACTTCGCAGGCCGCCGCTAAGTCCACCGCTGGCGGGATCTCTTCTCGCAATAGCAAGATGCCCGGTTCTAGCTGGGCAATCTCGCCATCGCTTTGCAAGGCTGGCAGCAAGCTTGCCACCGTTGAGGGTTCGGTATGTCACAAGTGCTACGCCATGAAGTCAGAGGCAATGTACCCATCGGTTAAACAGGGATGGGCGGCAAACTACCTCAAGGCCAGCACCATGATTGCAAGCCAGCCCGACCGATGGGCGGTGGCCATGGCCTATCAGATCCGCCACCACGCAAAGAAGAGCGGCCAGCCATATCACCGTTGGTTTGATGCTGGCGATTTGCAGGACGTGGCCATGCTGGTTGCTATCGTCAAAGCTTGTGAGTTGACGCCTGAGATTAATCACTGGCTCCCTACTCGCGAAGCCAAGATTGTTGCTGACTGGCGCAAGGCTGGCGGTGTTGAGCCTGCAAACCTCGTTATCCGCATTAGCTCAACAATGGTTGGCGATGGTCCGCGCAATGCCAGCCATACCTCAACAGTGCATCGCAAAGGCCAAACGATTGAAGGCCATGCATGCCCATCGCAATCAGCACGCCACCGCGATGCCAATGGTGGCAAGGCGTTCTGCCATGACTGCCGCGCCTGTTGGTCTCGCGAAGTCACCAATGTGTCTTATGGCCTGCACTAATCGTTACGCTTAGGGAAGATCTGCAAATGTCAGCATTGTTCAATGTCTCCTATCGCAAGGTTGGTGGTCTCCGGTTCTTCAAACTTGGACGCCTGAACCTCTCCTTTTCCGTCTCCCGTTCCTACAAGCCACTGTGAGATCTGCCATGATGCTACCTCAGACCGATAAGCCTATGCGTGTTCTCGTTGCTTGCGAGTTCAGCGGCACTGTTCGCAATGCCTTCGCCGCCCGTGGCCATGATGCATGGTCCTGCGATCTACTGCCCAGTGATGACCGATCAAACAAACATATCATCGGTGATGCACGCGACCTGTTGAACGATGGCTGGGATCTTCTCATGGTCGCCCATCCGCCTTGCACTCGCTTGTGCAATAGCGGTGTGCGCTGGCTGAACGTGCCACCACCGGGCCGCACGCTCGAGGCTATGTGGTCAGAGCTAGACGAAGCGGCGGCGTTGTTCTCCGCGTTCTGGAACGCTCCTATCCCGCGTGTCTGTATCGAGAACCCGGTCATGCACAAGCATGCCAAGGCACGCATCCAGAACTATGCCGACTTCACGCAATCCGTTCAGCCTTGGCAGTTTGGCCATGGTGAGTGCAAGCGCACCTGTTTCTGGCTGCGCAACCTCCCGCCATTGACGCCCACCGATGTTGTTGAGGGCCGCGAACAACGCATCCACATGCTGCCGCCCGGTCCTGAGCGATGGCGCGAACGCTCCCGCTTCTTCAAGGGCATTGCCGACGCCATGGCTGACCAATGGTCGGACCTGAACAACCTCCCTGAACTGATCGCCGCATAAGGAACGATGACCATGAACACCTACCAGATTTGGGTTGCTGGCCAGATGGCTGCGACCGTCTACACCAAAGACTTTGATAGCTCGTTCTCCGCGCGGCGATGGATGGCTGAACGCTACGACCTGCACGTCACTGACATTGTGGCACGTCGCGTCTACAGCGGCGACTACAACCCGGTAGCTGTTGACCACGCTATCGCCGCGTCGAACCGCTCGGGCCGTCGCATTGGTTCTCGCGAGGCACGCGCAATCCACGCACTGTTGAAGGGGCACGACTAATGGCCCGCTTCACCAAAGCAATCGACATCTGGGCCGCTGATGCATCGAAGCTACAGCCCGGCCAGTGGGTCTACGCTGGCCATGATGATGGCCCCGGCTCACCTACTCGAGGCCGGTTCTTCGGCGTCAAGCGCAGTGGCTCCATCGTGGTCGCGTGGCTGGGCAATGCCCGCTCTGATCGCAGTGTGGCTGGTTACTTCACCGCTCATCGCAAATACGCAAAGGCCTGACATGCTTACCAATGAAGAGATCCAGAAGCTTCTGCCAGATGGCAGCTTCGTCATCGCTCGCTTGCTCACCGCCGTGCTGGTCAAGCACAGCGTGGGTGACTTCCCCTTCGCGACCTATCGCGTGGGTGATGATGGTGCCTGCTCTCATGGTCGCGCCTTCGGCACCCATAACGCCGCCGTCGAAGATCTGATTGCGAGGGTGTGATGTTCGGCACCTATACCCGCCTTCGCCTGCACGTCTCAGCATCGGATATCCGCGTCGTTCGCGAAGCACGCCGCAAGCTCAACACCAAAGCGCAGCGAGACCCTAAAGCTCGCGATGCTCGCAAGGCCTTCTATCGCCAGATGTTGGCCTACCACCACCAAGCACAATCCCTGTTTTCAAACGCGAGGTTCTGATGTCCTACGATTACGCCACATACCGCACCTACCAGCCCCGTGAACTAGCCTCGACCCATCACACCTACGCTGGCCACTACACGCTGACCCGCCTCAGTGATGGCTTCCGCGTCAAGCGTATCCGGTTCTTTCTCGACCGCCAGCACATGGAGGTGAAGCTGGCGCAGTACAACGCCCAGCAGCCGAAGGATTGGCACTACGAAGCGGCACCCATGCCCGTCTACAGCATCGGCCAGGATGAGATCGATCGTGCGCTGCGCAGTGAGGCCGCGTGATGGTCACCAAGGTTGATGGGTGGCTGAGCCGAACAGGCCGCGTGTTCGATAGCCACGCCGCTGCCTCTAAGGACGAGGAAGAAGCGGCCATGCGGAAAGAGCTGATGGCGTTCTATGGCAAGGCTCAATCGATGGGCTACGTCTACCCGCTTGAAATCACTGAGTACACGATGCAGCGGCGCGATGAGTTGCTCGCCATACTCGGCGGGAGGGATGCGTGACGCCGGTCCACTACTGCAAGCAACTCCGCGCCCTGTTGGTCCGCATTGGTCCGCTTGGCTTCGACCTGTACCGCAGCGGCCTGACGCTGTGGCTCTTCACCCGCAACAAACAACACGCAATCGACTTCGGAAAGGTCGGACAATGACTGACTACATCAAAGCCAAGGCATGGAACGGTAAGGCCCTCAAGGGCAACTGGTTCGTCACCACCAAGCGTGATGGTGTTCGCGCTATCTGGAACGGCACTGAGTGGCGCAGCCGCGCTGACAAGCCGCTCTACAATATCCCAGCATGGGACTACGACCTCGCGACCGATGTTGAGGTGTTCGTCGGATCTTTCCGCGACACCATCCGCGCCACTCGCACCAAGCACCTGAAGGCGGACACGCCAGCCATCAAGCGTGAGCATCTGTTTGAACTGTCATGCATCGACGTTCGTAATGTCCGCGATGTGTGGACAGATCCCACCGCCGAGCAGATCAACGCTGAGCTGGCGCTGGCGCTCGATGAGGGGCACGAGGGGCTGGTGCTACGTCAGGGTCTCAAGTGGCTTAAGGTGAAGCCCGAAGACACCACCGACTTGCTGATCACTGGCGCTGTCGAGGGTGAAGGCAAGCATGTCGGTCGCCTCGGCGCGATCATGACCAACCTGGGTGAGATCGGTACCGGCTTCTCTGATGACGAACGTGAAGAGCTGTGGCTCGACTTCAACACCGGCAAGCTGATCGGCCAGACTGTTGAGTGTAGCTACATGCACCTGACCGACGACGGCAAGATGAGGCACGCACGGTTCGAACGTATGCGCCCTGACAAGGTGGCTGACCGATGAGCGAGGGGAGCAAGACCATGTCCACTCCTGTACCGCTCGACAACCCAACGAGCCGTTTAGAACGGGTCAAGATTGGCGCGCGAGAGACCACAACATTCCTCGCCACGGTAGACGACCTCATCATCTACCCTACTACCAATGGAGGGGTAGTCGTGGAGTTCGTCGTTCACGGAGCGAACGGCAAGCCTCGCGAGAGCTACCGCATGACCGCCTGCCCTGAGGATGCCGACCGGCTAGCAACATTCAGAAACCGTTGAGCAAATGAAAGATATCCACTGGTGTCTCGCCCTCTGTTTCATCGGTTCCTTTGGGATCGCCTGCCTCATCTAAACCAGAGGTTTCGATAATGGAACCTTTACTCTTGACGTTTAGCTACACATACGTAAGAAATACGAATGTGTGGGGAACTTCAGATACCTTTCCAACTTAGCTTCCCACCATAGGCACTCAGAAATATGAGCATTAGGCTTCAACGGTTTTCAAAGCGCAGGAGATTTACATCATGTCGGTACACAGCCTTACCCGGTCCCTCGAGCTGGTCGCCAAGGATCTCGGTGGGGAGATGCAAGTCAACACCATGCTGGTCTTCCTCTTCGTTGCAAAGCGGGGGAAATGCACCCAGAAGGATGTGGAACTCGACCTGAAGATCAGTAACGCCGCCGCCTCCCGCAACGTGAGCTACTGGACTGACCGCCGGTATGATCGTCAGGAGGGTCTAGGCTTCATAGACCGCGTCGAGGGTGACCACGACCGCAGGTTCAAAGAGCTGACCCTCTCTCCGCGCGGCAAGGACTTCTACAAGAAACTATTGGCAGCAGCAGCATGAGCATCGTTCTCGCATTCGCTGGCGTCATCGCCCTCAAGTTCATCCTCGTGAGCCTGATCGGCAGCGGTGTGCGTCGTGTGACAACCTCTCAGGGAGACACCAATGGCAAGACCCCGGAACGACGGGTGGGAAGCGGACGGCGTGGATCGCCACGGCAAGCGGCGGCGCGTTATGTTCAAGACGGAGGAACGCGCAGTAGACTATGAGCGGAACGTCCTATCCCATCGCAGCACCAACACAATCGGTCACCTGTTCCCTATCTGGCAGGAGATCCTCTGGCCTAAGGACATCAGCCGCGACCCCTGCGTCCGCAGCCGGGTCAAGGAAGTGACCGAGCTGCTGGGCAAAGACCTGACCATCCGCTCCATCGACAGCGCCAAGATCGAGGAACTGCGCCTGGCCCTGACCGCCAAGGGGAACAAGATCAACACCGTGGCCAACAAGCTGAACGCCCTGTCGAAGCTGTTGACCCACGGCGTCAAGACCAAGCAGATCGACTACGTCCCCCACTTTGAAGTTCCACGGGACCACTCGGTGGACCGGACCTACGTCCTGACGGAGGAAGAGGAAGACCGGCTGATCTCAGCCCTACCGTTGCGGTGGCAGGCCTTCGCCATCTTCCTGTCGGACACCGCCAGCCGGGGGTTCACGGAGTGTCAGGCCCTCAGGTGGCAGAACATCAACTGGGAGACGCGGGACTGCACGTTCCACAAGACCAAGACGGGAAAGCCTCGGACCATCCGCCTGTCCGCCGACGCCCTCGCCATCCTGCGGGAGCTGCAACGGCAAGGCTGGGAAGCCCCATGGGCGATCCTCGGGACTGAGGGCTACTCGACCCGGATCTGGCACCAGACGTGGCAGCTCGCGCTCGCCAAGGCTGGCCTGCCCAAGGGTGAAGTGGTTCCCTATACCTTCCGTCACACTCGGGCCACGCGGCTCGCCAGAACCAAGATGGACGTGCTGAAGTTGGCGGACTACCTCGGCCACTCCAACCTCACTACAACCAGACGTTACGTCCATCAGGACGCTTCGGATCAGGATGAGTTCGTCAAAAAGCTCGAACGCAAACGCAACATTGGCTGACCCTGAAGATCCTTGTAGACATACGCAGAACATCGAACTAAGAGAACGCATACAGAACAAGAACAAAGTGACACAGTGGCAAATACCTTCGCGATATCGTCACGATTGGCCTTGCTCTAAGTCTCGGAAATGTCTATCACAACCGCTATGGGGCCATGTGGCGGAATGGTTACGCGCCGGTCTGCAAAAGCAAGGTTTAGGCCTACCAAAGGCCGACCCGCTGACCCCGCAAACCCTGTGAATTAAGACGTTTCCAAGGCGAATTAATTTGCACACGATCATACCGTGTGCGAAAGCGCACCCACTCCGCTAGCGCAAGTAATGCGGATGTGGGTGTTTTAACCTTGAAGGAAACGTGATGCTATTGACGGACTTAATATCCCTCTGCAAACGTCCTTGGGGCCGGGTCCGCGTGACCTGTACCGAAGTGACCGGCGATGGCCTCGCCAAGTTGACGTTCAACCTACGGTCGTTTGATGGCTCGCTTATGACAGGCGAGCGGACCTTCCCCATCGACACCAAGTTCGACACCTTTGAGCAGTTCGAGGAACAGCTTTGGGAGGGTCAGCTCTTTGAGACGACGCCTGCTGAGTGCTGCGGGGAGACGCCTAGCTTGTGGTGGGCTGTGGGCGGGGTTGCGCTGGCCTCGGCGCTCGATTTGGTGATGTATGAGGTCTTCGGCGCCAATGTCACTACGCCCTTCGCGACCGGGGTGGTCATCCTGGCTATCGTCTTCGGCACCGCCCACGCGCTGCTGATGGCCTGCTGTGGCCCCATCCTGCACAACGTCCTGACCATCAAGCCCTACCTCACGCTCACCCCGTTTACGCCAAGAGAGTATTTCCTCGCCGCGCTGTGCGTCGTGCTGGCCTTGGTGGTCCCGGCGCTGATCGACCGTGGGGCCGCTCTCCGGGGCTGGTGTCATCGGGTGGAGTTCTATATCTATGACTGGATGGACTACCTAGCCACTAAATGTGGTAGGTAGGGCAATCACGTCCATTCTGCATACGTCCCGTTTGCCTTACATACACCCACACAGGCTCTGCCACCGTCCGCTTCGGGGACACCTGATCTGCCAGCAGTGGGGATCGGGTCCGGCATGTGCCCTCTCTTTTTTCCTAATCGTTACGCAACAGTGAAGGTCCAACAAATGCTGATGTCGATCCAGACTGACATTGAGAATGCCATGGCCACCGAAGCCAAGGCTCGCCAAGACGCTGACAATGCAAAGACCACTGCTCGCGGTGTCTGGTCCGAGAGCAAGACCGGCACCCGTTATCAGAAGTCCCTCACTCAGGCCTTCACCGACGTGGTGAGGGAGAAGCTGGCAGGGTTCGCACCGGGTAAGGCCGGGTCCAACATCCGTGCCATCAAGATGCTGGCCCAGACTGAGATCGAACCGGAGCTGCTGTCCCACCTCTTCGTGAAGGCCCTCCTGAACTCCCTGCCCCTCAAGAAGGGACGCCGCCTGCTACGCTCCAGCCTGTCCATCCGTGCTGGGGATCTCATCCATGACGAGCTGCGTATCCGGTTCTTCAACCAAACGAAGGAGCGAAAGGCCCTGCTGAAGAAACTGTTCAAGCAGTTCGACAAGCGGACCTACCCTCGCGACTGGCGTAAGCGGACCATCAAGAACTACTTCGATGCTGAGCAGATTAGCTGGACCCAGTGGGATGATGGCCAGAAGCAGATGGTGGGCTATGCCCTCATGCTCTGGTTCCGTGACAGCACCGGCCTGATCGAGGCTCCATCCAACAGCCAGTATGTGGACCCTACCCAGGACTTCATCGACCACATCCAACAGATGATGGTGAAGCGTGTCCTCGACTACACGCTCTACAAGCCGATGGTGGTGAAGCCTATCCCATGGTCGCTCGATAACCTCTTCCGTGGGGGCTACATCAACGACAGTGTGAAGCACTACCCGCTGGTGAAGCGTACCGGCGTGAAGGATGCTGCCGAGCTGATGACCCGTGACTGGTCGCAGATCATCCCGGCAGTGAACGACCTGCAAGAGACGCCCTACCGTGTCAACAAGACCATGCTCAGCGTCCTACAGTGGGCGATGAACGAACGTCGTGGTGACATGGCTGGCCTTCCTCCCGCCGATCCCCGCCCTCTCCCGCCTGAGCCATTCGGCTATCGCGAGAACGAGGAAGTCACCAAGGCGCACAACCTCGTCTGCTTCAAGATCCACACGTTCAACCGTGAGATCAAGTCGAAGCGTCAGGCCGTGCTGATGACCATGGCGCTCGCAGCTAAGTACAAGGAGTTCGACGCCATGTACTTTCCTCACAACCTCGACAGTCGTGGTCGCGCATACCCCATCGCTAGCTACCTTTCACCACAGGGACCAGATGCTACTAAATCCCTGTTGGAGTTTGGTCGCGGTGAGATCATCACGACTGAAGAGCAGGCGTGCTGGCTCGCCATTGCTTGCGCTAATGCTTACGGAAACGACAAGGTCTCTCTTCAGGAGAGAGCTGACTGGACCGTGGACAATGAAGAACTGATCGTCTCCGTTGCTAACAATCCGTACTCGGATGTTCGCTGGACCCACGCTAGTGAGCCGTTCCAGTTTCTGCGAGCCTGCCTCGAGTGGGCTGGCTTCCTGAAGACCGGCATCGGCTACATGACGCACATGGTCATCCCGGTAGACGCAACTTGCAGCGGCCTCCAGCACTACGCTGGCATGCTGCGTGATGAAGTCGGCGGTCAGGCTGTCAACCTCGTGCCCGGTCTGCCTCGGCAGGACGTGTACAAGGATGTCGCTGAAGTAACGATCCGCAAGCTGATGGAGACCAAGCCTGCCGACATCGCGATTGGTGAAGGCTCTAGCTTCATCATCAACTCGACCGACGTGGCGAAGAACCTGCTCAGCATCGGTATCGACCGCAAGATCACCAAGCGTCAGGTGATGGTCGTTCCTTATGCTGGCACCTACGCATCGTGCATGGCCTACACCCGCAAGGCGCTGGAAGACGAACGCTGGAACGAAGGCGTCGTCTGCCCGTGGGACTTGGAAGACCGGGAGATGGACCTCATCCACAACAACACGCTGTCTCAGCACATCTGGCACAGCATCGACGAGGTGGTGGTCAAGGCAAAGGAAGCGATGAAGTGGATGACCACGGCAACGCGCGCCTACGTCAAGATCGCCAACCAGATGCCCGGTACCGCTAAGCAACGGGCTATCACCTGGGTGACGCCTGACGGCTTCCTCGTGACCCACTACAATGTGGACATGAAGAAGAAGCAGATGGCCACCTACCTAGACGGGCGGGTGGATCTTGTCCGCTATGAGCCGACCGAGAAGCTGGACGCGGGAGATATGGCCTCGGCTGTGGCTCCCAACTACGTCCACTCCATGGATGCCTGCCTGCTGCGCATGTCGGTGATCAAGGCGCGGTCGCTTCCTGTACCCATCACCTCGTTCTGCATGATCCACGACAGCTTCGGCGTCCACGCCACCCGCATGGGCGAGTTCCTGTCAGCCTGCATCCGCCCCAGCTTCGTCAAGATGTACGAGCGGGACGTGCTGGCCGACTTCCGGGACCGCCTGCTCATGACCCCTGAGCTGGAGCTGAACCCGCTGCCGACCAAGGGCACCCTCGATCTACAGGGCGTCCTCGATAGCGAGTTTTTCTTTTCCTGATCGTTCCCATACCGTAAGTGTTGCAGATATGTGACACTTACGGGCCGGGAGGGGCAATCACGTCCATTCTGCATACCCAAACGCAACCATTACGCTTCGGGAGGCAATCACGTCCATTCTGCATACCGAAACGCTCACCGGGACAGCCCATGACCGACTTAGACCAAATCCGCGAGATCGTCCTCGACGCAGCCAGCGATGGCCTGCTGGGCGATCTGACGCCTGACGCGATCCGCGACGAGCTGGACCTGCTCAGCCCCGGCAAGCGTGAAGACTACCTCCAGACACTCTGGGACGAGCTGTGAACCGACTCGCCCAGATCATGAAGGAGATCGTCGATATCGACACCCAACTGACCGCGCTCCGGTCTGAGCGGGTAGTCGCCTTCGACAGTCTCCGCACACTCAGAACGCGGCGCTCCGACATGGTGCGTTCGCTCCAATCATCAGCAGAGAGATAAATGGCCGCAGCAGCCAAGAAGAAATACGTCAAGTACAAGACCCCGGTCGGCACCGCCGTCTACCCGAAGCTCCACAAGGCTTACAAATGGGACGACGCATCCGAACGCTCACTGCCCAATCCTGACGGCGACCTGACCACTCGTCTCCGTCTGTCCAACAAGGATGCGCAGGGTCTACTCAACGACATCAAGACCGCCATCAAGGACAGCGGCGTCAAGCCGAAGCACCTGCCCTACGAAGACGAAGTCGTCGATGGCAAGAAGACCGGCAACGTCCTGATCAAGCTCAAGGCCTATGGCAAGACCAAGGAAGGCGAGATCAACAAGATCAAGTTCTACGACAGCGCAGGCACTCCGCTGCGTGGCGTGATCAACGTGACCCCCGGCTCGACCATTGCTTTGCAGGGTTGGATCTCGGTCGCGAAGATGGGCGCTCGTATGAACATCCGTGAATGTCAGATCATCGATCTCGCAGAGATGCAGGGCGAAGGCTTCGCCGCGCATGCAGGCGGCAGCTTCAAGGCTGACGACCTCGACGACGATGAGCTGGAAGAAACCGAAACCAAGACCGCCGACACGACCGGCGAGGACACCGAAACTGAAACTGAAGAAACTTCCGACGCCAGCGACGACGAGTTCTAAGGAACACGGCTACCGCTCTGGTCTTGAAGAGAAGATTGCTCAAGATCTGTTTGATGCGGGTGTGAACTTCGATTACGAAGAGTACCCGATCAAGTACGTCAAGCCTGAGAAGGCTGCTAAGTACACTCCCGACTTCGTTCTGCCCAATGGTTTGATCATCGAGACGAAAGGTCGCTTCCTCACCGACGACCGCCAGAAGATGATCCTCATTAAGCAGCAGCACCCGGACCTCCCTATCAGGTTCGTCTTCTCGAACAGCCGTCAAAAGATCGGCAAGAAGTCGAAGACGACCTACGGGATGTGGTGCGAGAAGCACGGCTATCCCTACGCCGACAAGGTGATCCCGAAGTCTTGGCTCACTGAGCCGAAGCACCCGAACAAACTGATTGATGAGTAGTCGCTGTCGAGACTTTCGACGGCGCTACGGAATTACACTTGCAGAGCGGAATGCGATGATACACGCGCATCCGTTCTGCGAGACGTGCGGAACTGCGTTCGACATGAGAAACCCTCGGTCGAGTTCCGCACCCACAGTAGATCACGATCACAAGACGGGCATCGTTCGCGGACTGCTTTGTCAGCTCTGCAACCGTGGCCTCGGCAACTTCAAAGACAACACCGATCACCTACGCAACGCAATCCGCTACCTCCAGCGAAAGAGAACCCATGTCCGAAAAGCAGCTCGACCTGTTCGAGCCAGAAGACCTAAAAGGCACAGGCGATCTTGATGACGGCTACAAGCTGAACGTCAAC